AGGAGGTCCAAATGGCCGTCGATACGGTGCAGCCAGCAGAAGTGAAGGATGCCAAGATTCAGTTCTTCGGGGAGTTCGAGAAGCACCCAAAGGGAGGCTACAGGTCCGAGTACCCCGCGTGGATGCACACGAAGTTGCTCTCCGACATGAAGGACGAACTCAAGGGGAAGCAGAAAGCGCTTGACATGAGACTGCCCAACGCCAACGAAGCGGAGTTGAGGGAACAAATTCGGGACATGAAGTCTAGGATCGACGACATCGAGTCGTCCAAGCCGAAGCTGTCCGCGAAGATGAAGGACGAACTGATGAGGGCGTCGGAGGACTTGGAGACCGGCATCAAGGAGTCGTTGTTCACCCGTGACGAGATGCGGCTCGGTCTCGCTGACGCTCATCGTGAGTTGGAGCGGTCCATGAAGAAGTGCATTCCGATTCGTGCGGATCTTGCGGAAGCCGCCGGGGTGAAGTTGGAGAAGGGGAAATTCGGCAGCCGTGAGGACGCTATCAAGGTGTGGCGCTTGACTCGTCGGGCGTGCGACCCGGATCTTCACACGAATGCCGAATATTTGAGAAAAGAGAGCAGGTAGCCAAATGGATGGGTCGACTTTGCTTCGTTCTCTTCGTGAGTCGGTCGGCGAACCTTCGGGTAGCCAGTACCTCGATACGCGCACTTCCTACCAATATTTGTGGGAAGCGGCGATCGAACTGGTTCGGCGAACGAGATGTCTTAAAGCGACCCAATCCATTACCTCCGTTGCGGAAACGGCATCGTACACGTTGAATGCGGACTTTCTCAAGGTGGATCTCCGCAACAGTAGCGGCGAATACATCGTCAAGTATTACGACGGATCTTCAACGACCTTCATCAATTTTGGTGAGTACGATGCCATTATTTACGCGAACCAGACGACCTCGCAGTCCGTGCCCAACCGGTTCACTGTGATCGACAAGGCTTCCTTATACTCGCAGATCACGGGAACTGCGACTTCTATCGGGACGTCGAGCGCAGGGCTGTCCATGCTCACCGACACGTCGGGGCTGTTTACGACGACGGACTATGTGTCGGCAGGAGATTTGATCCATAATACAACCGATGCGAGTTCGGGAATTGTCTTGTCCGTTACGGACGCCACGCACCTGAACACGGCCATATTCTCGAACACGGACGGGACGGCGGCGAGTTGGGCGGTATCCGACGCCTACGTGATCCAGCCTCAGGGACGGCTTGAGATCCTGTTCGACCCGCCGTTGTCTACTGCGGGCCACACCGTAACGGTTTACTACATCCAGCGCCCCGCTCCGGTGTTCCACGATTACGGCATGTATCGGTTTTCACCGAATTACATGAACGCCCTCATTTCTTACGCAGCAGCCAAGTACAAGCTGGCCGACAAGGAGCCGGGGTCGTGGGATGCGTTCCGCAAGGAATGGGCCGGGCGGCTTGGAGAAGTAAGTAACTCTATCGGGAATACGTTCAATCGGTCGGGGTTCAAGATGTCGCTTCGCGGTGTCAAATGACGACCGCTGTCCTGTGGGCGCTGATGAACCTCGCAATCGTTGCGGATTGGGGCCAGACTCGGTACGGGGCGGCTCACCCCCAACAGTTCGAGGAAATCTCGAACCCGTTTCTCGGAGCACACCCTTCGGTGGGCAAAGTCGATGCGTGGTTTGTTGGGTCCCTTGCGGTGAACAACGGAATCATGGTCGCGCTTCCGAAGAAGTATCGTCCGTGGTACGCAGGAGCGGTGACGGCGTACGAGGCGCATTTCGTGGTTAAGAACAACTCCATCGGCGCGAGAATCCGGTTCTAACGAGAGGCAGATGGCCGACGATCGGATTGTAACATACAGAGAACTCCCCCTCAACGGGCGTTTGAGGACAAACGACGATCCCGCTGAACTTGTGTCCGAAGGCAACGTCGTCGATCTATCTTTACTTCAGAACATGCGGTATTTCGACAGCCACCTTCAGGGCATTGGTGGAACGACGAAGATCAACACCACGGTCTTAGGCAATCCTCAGATAAAGAACATGTTCCAGTTTCGTAAAGACTCGCCCGCCGAGTCGAACGTCCTGGTCGCAGCCAGAGACTCTAACGGGCTGAATCAGAAGGTTTATCGAAACGGGACTGCTATACCGTCTGCGGGAGACTTCACAGCAACGGCTTTATTTACAGACTCGACAGGGTATGGCACACCCATGTTCTCCACGGCCCCAGGCGAGAAGGCCATTTACTGCAACGGCAAGGATACTGCCATCTGGGGTGGGTCCGAGATGAAGCCTATAGGCTTTATCGACATGGACCCGAACGGAACCTATAAATATGACTACACAGAGCAGGTTAAGAACTCATTAACCGACTCTAATAATATCGCGACGTTGCATCGTAGGGCGGACACCGTAGACGCGGCGACAATGGCTCTATGGCATTTCGACAACAGCCCAAATGATGCTACGGCTGCGGCGCACAACCTTACCGAGGTAAGTGCCGCCTATAGTACGTCCGTTAAAAAATTCGGGACGCATTCGGTCGGCGGCAGCGGTGGGTATTTCACCATTGCGGACCACGCGGATTTTGATTTTTCCGGCGGGACGTATTCCATAGATTTCTGGATAAATCCCACGGCAAAAACCGGAACCATATACCACCAAGGGAGTGCGACGGACTACTATAAGATTTACTTCAACGGCAGTGGCGTCCTCGTCATGGACATATACGCGGCTTCCTCGCTTGTTCTGTCGCATGGAATAGATGTTTTGTCCCCGCTGCAACTTGGTGTATGGTCCCACGTTGCTTTAGTTGAGAGCGGGAACAACTACTATCCCTTCGTAAATGGAGCGTCGCTCAACACCTATTCTGGTGTTGAACGAGCCGCCAATTATGCCTCGGCTATCGCGATAAAAGCGATGAACGACGGGTCAACGATATTTAATGGATACCTCGACGAGTTTCGTGTTTCCAATTCCGCCCGCTGGACTGATTCATTCGACCCGCCGACGCTCGCCTACGGTTCGACAACCATCACAAGCATCTATGTCGGGTCTCAACTCCCGGTCCAGGGTGTCAATCCCTACGTTGTAACGGCGAACACGACAGCGGGTGCGGTCACTGGGAACTATTGGAGTTCTTCAGGCTGGGCTTCTCTTGGAGCAGTCTCCGGTGTCGGTGCGACTCCGCTTTCGGCAGTCGGCAAGAATACGTGGACGTTTACATCTACGGCTTCTATAGTAAGACAAAAGGCAATAGACGACAAAGTGGCTTATTGGTATCGGTTTGATATAACCGACTGTGACGCAACGACGACCATCTCGCAATTGACCTTAGATACGCCAGTCCAGGCCCTCAAAGAGTTATGGGACGGGCAATACAGGACAGTAAATTCTTTCCTTGTCTACAAGAACAGCACGTTCAACGATTACGCGGTCAACGTGTTCGAAGATTCATGGACTTCTACCGATACAAATACGTTCGTCGAACTTGATAGTCTCGCCACCGCGACTGATGCTTTATATATCGGGTTCAGCGAAAGGCAGATGGGGTTAAGGCTTAACCTCATCGGTGGGCATGTCAACACCACTGCAAGTACGATTGCTACAGTTTCGTATTACAACGGGACCGGCCTCGCGACGAATTCGGATTCTTGGACCTGGGTCGGGACTACAGACGACGGCACAGCAAATGCAGGTATCGCCGTTTCTAAGAGCGGTACGGTTACGTGGACCCCCCCGGCGTTGTCTGCGGAGTTCAAGGTTTCTATATCCGGCAGCATGACTGGGGATCGCGTAATAGATGTCCTCCTTAACCCATCCAATGCCCCCGCTCAGTCGCAGAGGATGTATTTTTATAAAGTCGTGTTCTCGCAGAACCTTTCGGCGGACGTTCAGTTGTTCTTTATCGGCGGTATCACGGCACCTGAAGATGTGGCCGGGCACAAGTTCGCCGTACACCACGTAGACCGTGTGTGGTATTGGGGTAGCGAGAAAGATCCTCATCTCGGTTTCTGTACTTCGCGGGAGACGGCGCAGGTTTTACGCGGGGCGGACACTGTAAGTTTCTACCTCAAAAACACTCCTGTTGCTGGAATCTCGTTATTTGAACGGTACGGGTCTACAGCGGCGAACGTGCAGTTGGTCTGCGAGCCGACGAGAACATGGGCTATCGTTGGGGAGACTGTCGAGAACTTCGTTCCAAACTGCATAGATTCATCCAATGGTTGTACGTCCGCGTTGACGATGGATGTCGCGACTGTTGAAATTCTCCCGGGGACCTTCCGGCGTGTCGGGATGTGGCAGTCGCAAGGCGGAATCGTAATCTGCGACGGTTCGTCCGTCACCGAAGTCTCCCATGACATCAAGGACAAGTTCGATCCGAAACACGCAAACTACATCGGGGCGTCGACTTTGGCGGCCTGCTCGGGCTGGATAGATCCTGTCTACAACGAGTACAACTGGGTGATTCCTGGCACAACCATATGGGCATATGATATCCTGAGAAAGAAGTGGTACGAAAAGCCGCTCGCCACATCCAAGCGGCCTTCTTGTGGGTTGGCGGTCTACGACACCAACGGGATAGCGTACTCCTACGCGGCGACGGCCTCTGGATTCATGTATCGTATGGAGTACGGGACCACGATCGATGGGACGGCGATCCCCTTCGCGGTGCAGATTGCGGATGTCGCGCCTACGGGGTCGATCTCAGATCGGACAGAGGCGTGTTCCGTCCGGTTGGTGGGCAAGGCGAAGACCACGACGACTCAGGCCGTCCTCATTGAGCATTTCGGGGATAGTTCTACGACTGCGTCTGTACCTGCAATACCGGGAGTCTCTATGGCGAATTCCGGCAAGCGACTGTTCTCAGTCATCCGGTCGATGGGGACTGCACCGAAGAACCACATCTATCATGCGTACAAGTTATCAGTCTCGACTTCAGACGAGACGATCGGGTTCGAGCCGGTGTTCCTTGTTCTTGGTTACCGGTCGATCGGGAAAGACTCCCGGTAGGAGGACGTTATGGCATACGCCTATGATGCTGGATTAATCGACCGGATCATGCCGAGGATAAAACAATACGAAGCCACGACCGGGCGCAAAATCAGCCAGTCGGTGCTCGATGCTTTGATGAAGGGCCAGTTGTCCGCCGAGGTCGACAAGGCGCAGCAGACCCGTGCGATCGATCTTCAGGAAGAGCAGTTCGCCAATCAGAAGGATCAGCAGAAGAAGGCGGCTAAGGCGGCTTCGGTCAAGGGGTACGTGGATACTGCATCTACGGCAGGCATGGGGTACCTCACCTATAAGGCAGTCACAAAGCCGTCTGCGATGTCTGAATTGCTTGCCTATCAGAAAAGCATTGGGGCAACCCCGGCCATAACGGGGGCAGACATTACGGCGGCTGGCGGGTCATTTGGTGCTCCGACAGCAGAGGCCGCAGGGTACGGGTTGACCGCCCCCGGATATACCGCCCCCGCGTTTACTGGAGCGCAGACGACCCTTGCGGGAGGGACGGCAGCAAGTGGCGCTCAAGCAACGCCAGCAGTGTACGGGACCGGGGAATATGCCGCCTACGATGCGTCTCTTGCGGCCGGGGCATCTGAGGGGGTTGGGACGGCGACATCGGCGGCCTCCATGCTTGGGCCTGTTGCTGGCGGTGTCGGCGGCGGACTTTTGGGCGCGGACCTTGCTGTAAATAAATTACACCTTTTCGGAGCGGGGAAACCGGGGCATATGGGCGGGGAGACAAACACGGCAGCGGCTGTCGGTGGGGCTGTCGGTGGGGCAGCCGGAGGCGCACTTATAGGATCACAGGTGGGATCTGTTGGCGGACCCGTCGGTGCAGCTGTTGGCGCAATCGTTGGCGGTGTTGTCGGGTGGGCGTCAGAGGCATCGGTAATTTGTAGCGAACTTGTCCGCCAGAAACGCATCTCCGAGCGCGAGAGGACTGCCTGCGTTATCTTCCGCTTCCGGTATATCCCAGACGACATGTTCATGGCCTATCTCGAATGGGCGGAACCTATAGTGCGCCTTATGCGAAACAATAGGGCGGCTAACTTCTTCCTTGTTCCGTTTGCGATGCATTTCGTGGGTTACATGCTGGCGGTTCAGGCCAAGGTGGAACCTACGATTACCGAACGCCTTGTATGGAAATACGCTTGGTGGAGATGCAGCGAGATTGCTCGACGTACCGAGCAATTCGTTAAGGAGGTGGCCGCGTAATGGGCTTCATGGAGGACGTAGGCCGGTCCAACGCCCTAAGCAGCGTCAACAACCTCATGGGCAAGGCAATCGACATCCGGCGCGGTGAAGACCAAAGCGCCGAGAGAGCATACACGGTTGGACTTCAGACTGAGAAGTTTGGCCTAGAGAAGGAATCTGCGGCGCGAGAGGCGACCAAGTTCGGTTGGGCGGCAGAGGAACAGGCAAAGAAGCAGAAGTTCAACAAGACCGTTGTGCCCGTAGACACCATTCTTCAAAACGCCCGTCCTGGGTCGAGAGAGAAGTTGCTTAAACTTGGCAAGGACAACGGGTGGATTCAGGATATCGGAGGAAACCTTGTCATATCTAACGAAAACCTTGCGAACGCAAAGCAATATCTGAAAGAGAACCTTGAATTTACTAGTCAACTAGCACTTACCGATGTGGCGGATATCAATAAAGAGATGATCCCACTGAAGCAGCAGTTGGCGGAACTAACAACGACCAAGCCTGACGATAAGAGTATACCCATCCTGCAAAAACGCATAGCGGATTTAGATAAGCAGAAAACGATGCATCTCAACAGCGCGTTAGAGATCGACAAGGCGTATCAAGAGAAGAAGGCACTTGAGGAAACAAAGCAGACTGGAAAAATAGTCAAGGGTCCGGACGGGGGGTTGTATCGGCAGAAGGAAGATGGGACGATGGAGGAATTGGTCGCCCCGCCGGAGAAGGAAACGAAACCCCCGCCGGACCGTAGAAGGGATGTTGGAGCGCACACTCTTACCGAGGAGTGGGAGGACGGTGCATGGGTAGAAGTTAGTCGTGCTCCTCGGTGGAACACAAGGGGGGACGCAATTGAGGCAAGAAAGACTAAGCAAGAAACATTTAAGAACGAGCAGTCCATGCGTAAGGAATTTGAAGCGTTGCCTGAAGTCAAGGACTTCACTGCTGTAAGCATAGCTGCTGGACAGATGGATGCCGCCTATGCAGAGTCTAAGAAGACGAAAAACTTTGTGGCAGTAGACCAAGCGTTAATCACAATGTTCAATAAAATGACGGACGCTAAGTCTGTGGTTAGGGAGAGTGAATATTTAAGGACCGCAAGTGATATGGCTATATGGAATAGATTGAAGGGTAAGAAGGCGCAGTTAGAAAGTGGAGGTGCCGGGATAACAGCAGAAGAACGTACCGCTCTTAAAACAATATCGGATAGATTCATGAAAGCGTCTTCCAGTAGGTACAACAAAGTAGCAACCGAATATAAAAGACTGGCAACAGAATACGGATACAAACCCGAAAATGTGGTATTCAGGAACACGATCATAACCGCCGATGACGCTCCCAAGACAGCCGATGACTTCCTCAAGAAGTACGGAGGAAAGTAATGGATCTCGCTGAACTGGCAAACAACGAGGATTTCAAGGGCCTGCCGACGGAAGAGCAGCGTAAGGTCATGTCGCAGAACCCTGATTTCTCTTCTTTGCCCGTTGCGGAGCAGGATAAAGTCATCGCCCGGATACCGAAAGGGTTCGCCGCTTCTCCGAAGGGCGAGACGCAGTTGCGTCAAGGCAAACCTGTTCGTGAGTTTCTCAGCAGCATCTACACTCCCCTTCTTGAGATGGGCGGGATGGTATTGGGCGAGACTGCCGGGGCCGTTACCGGGGCCGCAGGTGGTCCGGTGGGCGCTACTGTCGGGGCGTTGAAAGGCGCAGGCATCGGTTATTCGACCGGCAGAGGAGCCGCGCAAGCAGTAGATGTCGCAACTGGACTGAGTGACCTGCCTTCGTTCGAGGAGTCTGCCGAGAGCAGGGCGAAGGATGTTGCCGTTGGTTCTGCTCTTGGCGCGGCAGGCAAAGTCGCTCAGCCGGTCCTGGAGGCCCCTTTCAGGTATCTCGGGGGGAAGATCGCGGCGAATGAAATCGTTCTCAACAAGGAAGCAGCGGCGATCGCAGAGCGTGAGGGTTTCGATCTCACCGCAGCGCAGCAGACCGGCTCCCCGGGGTTGTCGCGTACGGAGATGGTCGGTCGATGGTTCTTGACTGCCGGTGGGGTGTTCAACAAACGGGACGCGCAGGAGGCTTCGAAGTGGGTCGCCAAGCGCCAGCAGTGGCTGGATAAACTCGGAGACCCGTACCCCGGTACTTTGTCCGCAGACAGGGCGGCGGAGGCGGGGAAGATCGTCAAGGAGAAAGTCGACGCTCTGGTCAAGCGATCTGATGCCCGGACCGCCGCAGATGTGGAGCGGGTACGAACCGCGCTCTTGAAATCAATGGGGTCCAACGAGCCATACTCCGAGTTGGGGAAGAGCGGACAGGAAATCATAAAGGCCAGGAACGCGAAGGATTTCGAACGCGCCGGAAAATTATACGACAAAGCGAAACAGTTTCTAAACGGCGACGAACGGCTCGCGGCGGGTAACTTGAAGGCGACGGCGCAGAAAATTATCGACGAGGAATTGAAGATCCCCGCGAGCGACCGGAACAATGCGCTGATTTCCCGGTTGAAGTCGTACACGAAACTCCCGACTACGCAGGAAGAAATCGCAGCGGCGACGAAGAAAGACGCGGAGATAAAGAAATCCGTAGATGCGTTGGTGGCTGGCAGCAAACCGAAGAACCAGCAGGAGACGGACGATCTGCGGACGGCGGTGTTGCAGACCTTGCGCGTGGATAAGCCTTACGAGGAACTTGGCAATGTGGGGCTGAACCCCGATGCGGTGTCCACTCTCCGCTCGCACTTTAGAGACGCCATCGAGGTCGCGGATAGCGCGGCGCGGAAGGGAATTGAAGGCGGCAAGTTTATGAGCAGCAAGGAGGGCGGCGCGTACAAGCGGCTTCAGGGTGCTCTTGGCGCGGACGAGGAAGTCTTCGCTGCTCATGTTGGAGGGGAGTACCAGCGCGTCCATTCCTTGGCGAAGGCGTTCTATAAGAAGAAAACGAACTTCTGGCAGGATAAAGATGTCGTCAAGATGATGACGGAGAAGCCGGAATATCTTCTCGACTACGTGACCGACGCGGGGAGCACGACCATACCGGCGAAGTTCAAGGCGGCGATCGGCCCGCAGGGGGTACAGAAGTTCAAGGACCGGCTTACCAGTAAACTGTTCGATGTCGCCAAGCCGGGACCGTTTGACCCCGACGGAGTTGTGGAGAACATCGCCAAGTACGGCGAAACGCTCACGGCTTTCTACTCGCCGCAGGAAATATCTCTGATGGTGGATGCGGCGAATGCGGCCAAGGGGATGAAGGTCGCAAACCTCGAACGAAATAAGTATTTTATCGACCTGATGAAGGAATCGCCCGAGAAGGCCGCTTCGTTTATCATGCAGACGGAAAACATCCCGATGCTGTCTCGGTTGAAGCTCGTCGTCGGCAAGGACACTATGAACCGGATGCGGTCTACTTTCCTTGCGAACGAAATCGAACTGAACGTGTACGGCATGATGTACCCCTCCGATCTTGGGAGAATGCTTGACAGACACGGCAAGAACAAATTGAATGCTTTTCTCGGTCCGGAACTCACTCAGAACATCGTAGACATGAATAAAGTCGGCGCGGTAACGCGCACCGTGGAGAACATCGCTAAAAACCCCTCCGGTACGGGGCAGGCGCTTATTTCGTACTTTACGCTTATTCAGGTGGGGTCAGATTTGGCGAAGGGCAATCTGTGGGGGGTGATTAAGACGCTGTGGCCCCCCAACATCATCGCTAAAGCGTACCTCACCAAACGGGGGACGGCGTTGCTGTCGGGCACGGCAGGGATTCCCGCCGAGTCGTCTCTTGCGGCGCAGACCTATATCAAGTTGCTAGGGGTCGTTTCAGAGGGCGGCAAGTATCCGTATCGAGGAGGCTCGAATGGCCCGTAGACCCATCTCAGGGGTAGCAAGAGACGGTGTTGGAAACATTGTAGCCTCTGCAACGGCGACATTGACCGTGTATTCCGGTGGAGCCGCCGCGACTTGCTACGCTGCGGAGTCCGGCGGGTCGGCCCTGTCGGGCGGGGCTACGACATCCGGTACTGATGGCACGTATACGTTCTGGGTCGACGACGGCGATCACGCGGTCTTGACCATCTTCAACGTAACGGTGAGTAAGACCAACCACAGAACGATGACGACTCCGATAGCGGCATAGGGGGAACGATGAAGAAATACACGGCGTGGGTATTGGCACTCTTGTTTTACGTTTCGGTTCTTCCGTGGAATATGGCGGGTGCGACGGATTATTGGAATTATAACGTTCATAAACTAAATTTCGACAATACATATTTATCCACACTTCAGGGTAACGACCTCATCGTGAAGGGGCCGTGGGTGGATGTGAGGGCGTATGGGGCCGTTGCTGGCGGTTCTGCCTCTGCCAACGCGACGGCGCTTGCGGCGGCTATTGTTTACGCCAACGCGAACAATCTCGATATTTTCATCCCAATAGGTGTGTTTGCCTATAACGGCGACGGGCTGACTTTTAACACGACCGCGACGACCGGCCATGGGTCGATCCATGGGGTCGGCCCCGGTTCCGTTCTGGATTATCAGGGAACCGGCGTGGCCCTCTCAATGGCTGATGGAGACGGGTCTGGTAGATACGCGCCATACCTCCATGATTTCCGCATCACCACCTCTGCCGGTACTCCTCTCGGCGGGCTGCATATCGGAGCCGGAGCACAGTACGGGATGGTGAACGGGGAACGGATATATATAGACGGATTTGACAACACGAACGCCTACGGTATGAGGGCGTCAAAGGTAGTTTCATCCCATTTTATTGATTCATCGTTTTGGGATAATTACGACGGGTTCATTACAATGAATACTGTTGGAAGTTGGCCCACGACGCTCACGTTCAGTTCGAGCCGCTTCCGCTCGAATGATCGGCACGGTGTGTTTCTTCAGAGCGGGTTAGGAATTACATTCGAGAGTAACTGTATTTTTGAATCGAACCAGCATGCGGGGATTTACGCTACCGGAATCGGAAGCGATCCATCGCTCGGGCTTATAAAAATTATAGGAAACCATTTCGAAAACAATGGGGGCAGCACCGACAACACGGATTACAACATAGATATTGTTGGTACAGATGCAGCCGATCCAATACCCGACGTTTGGATTCAGAGCAATTACATACAGGACACCGCTGGTGGCGGACATATCCGGTACGGGAAATTAAGGTATGTCGTCATAAGGGATAATTTCTTTAGCGGGACGGACGGCCCGGAGGATGTAGCGAACGTTGGCAACAACCGCTTTGTGGAGTGGTTAAGAAATCACGGAATTAACGAAACAAGCGTGACAGCCCACGGGAATAACGCAGAGGATGCCGACCAATATCAAGCGAGTGGAATTAATCTCAGGACGCAACCGGTGGGGGCAACTTATTGGACCACGCATCAACTGAAATCCTCCAGTGCCTTGGTATCATTGCCCGGTGACAACGCCACGCTCACCACGATCGCATCTCTGATTCTCAACGGGACCGACGCGGATATAGCCGGAGGCATCGTCTTGGTCAGCGGGTACAACGCAGGTCTTACCGCATATTTCGTGGACCTTGTGGCCCTTAGTTACGGGGCGGCGGCTGTCATCAGCACCAGCAACACCGTGGGTTCTCCCGCCGCGAGGACGTACAGCGTAAGTTCAAATGTCAATCTACAGGTTAAATTCGCCAACGACGCGGACACATATGCTGTCCGAGTTTCGCAACTGACAAATTGATGCGCCCCTCCTTCCCCGCTGCCTCCTTCGCGCTTGAAAGGGGGAATAGATGACCCGCACCCGCCTCATCGCGCAGTTGCAGGAGGGTAGATGAGACTCATACCCGATGATCTTCTCGGCATCGTTTGCGTTTTTCAGGAGGCCGAAGGGGAACCTATCGAGGGCAAGGTGGCCGTCGCGGAAGTGATCCTTCGACGCACTCAGCGGAAGTACATGAGCGACGGGACCGTGGCGGGGACCGTGCTGCGCCGTCTGCAATTCAGCGGTATGAATAGCAACGCTCCGAACCGCACACGTTCCTTCAAGGTAGACGATTCGGACGCCAAGGTTCTCGAATGCGTATCGGCGTGGCAGATGGCGAAGCAGGGAAGTATCCTTGCGCCTGGCTGTCTGCATTATTTCAACGCGCATATCGTATCCCCGCCGTGGGCGAAGGATGCGGAAGTTGTCGCTGTCATCGGCAACCATACATTCGTGAAGGTGAAAGAGTGAGGGGCTGTCGCCATCCGTGGATGCCGTGGTCAACATTCATCGCGCACGTGGAGACGTGCCGGAAGGAGAAAGAGGATGCGAAAGGTAATCTTTGCAACGATCCTGCTGTTGGCACCGCTGATGATCGGCTGGACCGTATCGTGGGATCCCGTGACGATGTACACGGACAACACGGCGATCGAAGCGACGAAACTCCCGGTCAAGTATGAGATCAAGAAGGACGGGGCGATCCTCGTAACCGGAACGACGGCGACCTCCTTCGCGTTCACGGACACCGGCCACGGGTTGACCCGATCATTCACCGCGAAAGCCGTGTTGCAGACCGGAGAGGAATCGGTGGAGTCGCCGTCCTACTCGTGGACCGTCCCTTTGGGCAACCCCCGCAACCCGGCCAATCTCCGGGTTGCGCCGTGAGGGGATGAGATATGTACTGCCCGCGCTGTAGCCGAGACGTGCATCCGATGGAGGATGAGAATGTCCTTGCCCTCCTTCATGGCATGGCAGAAGACTTCCGGCTTCGGCCCCACAAGATAGACGAAACAACGGACAAAACCTGCGTGGCGATCACGGCCTACATTCGTGGGCGCGAGAGACGATATTGGGAGGTGAAGTGATGGCCGAACAGAACTGGTTCCAGAGGATCATGTCGGCGGCGTTCGACCAGCGGGGCGGGGTCTATGTCGGAATGGCGACCGTCGCCGTCACCATCATGGCCCTCGGGGAGTTCGTGAAGAACGGCTGGAAAGCCCCGGCGTGGTACGTGGCGGTCCCTCTCGGGGTCTATGCGTTCATCCTCGGGGTATTCGTCGTCCGCAAGGGGGCCGAGTATTACATGGACAGCCGGTACAATTCCCCGGCGGATAAGCCGCCCGAGAAACCCCCGGCGGGGTAGGAGGCGAGGATGTGGAAAAAGATCGGGCCATTTGTCCTACAGAACAACGTGGGGGCTATTGCCCTTATCGCAGTTCTGTTTTTTGCCTATGCCAAGTTTGCCCCGGACTCCCTCAAACCGTGGTCGAACGCCCCGACAGTAGCAGTCCAGCCGAAGGACCCGGCGGCGACCATCGAGCGGATCTACATCCCCGGCCCCGAAAGGGTACGGGTCATCGAAACGATAAAGTATCTCGAAAAGGTCCCGGGGGCGCTGACTCCGGCGACCGCCGCCGATAACTCGGCGCACGTCATCGCGTCGGCGAAGATACCCCCCTCCCCCGCCGGAGGGACGGCCACGGGCATCCTACGGTATCAGGACGGGGTAGGAACGGGATCGATCGAGTACAGGGCGGCGACGCCCCCCTTCTTCGCCATCCAGAAGGAGTTCGGCGTCAGGGCGGGCATGGGGACCGGAGGATTCGTCATTGGCGAGATCTACGCGAGACCATTAAGGATTGGCCCTGTCACGGTGGAGATTCGCGGATACGGTCAGAGGACTGATCTTAGTGGGGCCGATTTCGGCGGTGCTGTTCTGGCCGACTTCAGATTTTAGGGAGGCAACCTTGGCGAACGGTGACAATGTATGGGTAGATATCAAGGACATGCGCAGGGACATAACCAATCTCGCCAAGGAAGGCTGCGGTCACAAGGAGTGGCATGAAAAGGTATCGAACGAGTTGCGACAGGATCTTATCGCTGAAGTAAAGGAGCGTGGTGCGATGGGAGACAAGTTATTCAACAAACTGGACCGTCTTATGGCATTGGTGATCGGCGCACTCGGGGGCATCATCGTGATTCTGCTGAAATCATACCTTCCGACGATATTCGGAAAGTAGACCGGTCGTTACCGACATGGTAAAGTAGAAACACATCAACCGGCGGGGACGGGAAAAGTCCCGCAAGGAGGTAGGCCATGTTTGTTCTTGAATATTACGGAGAGGCTTTGACCCACCAGAAGGTCGTTCCAGGAGACACGATTACGTCTTTGAACTCGGAGATGTATACGTACTGCGAAAGGTATCTGGCATATACCTCCGGCGGCACAACGGAAGTTGCCGTTGGAGACTGGATCGTCGGCGCGACCGGCGCTGCGAAGGCGCGGGTTCTGTTCGTAACGCTTGACTCCGGTACGTGGGCGGGTGGGGATGCCGCAGGACACTTCATCATCAATAGCCAGCATGGGTCGTTTCAGAGCGAGAACATCAAGGTCGCCGGTGGGACCAACGACGCCACGATCGCCGCGAACTCAAGGCTCTGCGCCTACGATGAGTACGTGAACAAGCAGTTCTACAAGAAGAACGCGACCGCCGCGCTAATTAACGTGTACGCACAGACCGCGCTGGTGGATATCTCCGGTGCCAAGCCCGATCAGACAGCATTGGTTGGACAGCCCATCGCCGCTGGTGGTAACTGGATGCTTCGAGATCCGAAAGCAATTCGGTCGTTTAAGTGCGTGGATTATACGTCTGCTTCTGCCTCGACAATCCAATGCACGTTCTTCTACAAGTAGGTGATAAACATGAAGAAAACAATCTTTCTCCTTATCGCTCTCTGTGCCTTGATCCCTGTTGTCGCTTTCTGCCTCGGTGAAGGCGGGATACAAGGAGGCGGGACTTCCGGCACCGTCACCGAAGTAACCGGCGATTCGATGATTGGCGTAGCGACCGGTACCTCGACCCCCGCGCTGTCGCTGACGGACAACTCGGTGACGAATGCGAAACTCCTCGACAATACGATCGCCACCGGGAAGATCGCAGACGGGACGATCGTGGATGCTGATATTAGCGCATCTGCCGCGATTGATGCGACGAAGATCGACCTATCTGCCTACGCTCCGCTCATCTCCCCCTCCTTCACGACCCCGACGTTGGGGGTTGCGACGGCTACTACTCTGTCGACAGGGCAAGGACAATACGAACTGTACGCGATGAATCAGGACGTAAAGACGACCGACAACGTAGTCTTCAACACCGTCACCGCCGAGATCATTTCCCCCTGCACCGCAACCGACAACGATTGCTTCCTTGAGGCGGTGAATGCGGGCGCGTTGGACGATGCTTATTTGAAGGCTGGGCGGCTGTGGTTCGACAACACGTTACAGGCGATGAAGGTGAGAAATAACGACAACACGGCCACGTTGGAGGTCTTCACCTCCGGGGCGGCGCATACGCTCAACTTTGCCACCACCGGCACGATTACCGGCGGCATCATGATCCTCGACAACGTGGTGTCTCCAACAGTCTCGCAAGTCTACGGATCGTGGAACACGATCACCACGGCAGGTACGGTAACGCTACCCGCCGCCGCAACCGGCATGTCCACCTGTATCGCCACCGAGGGCGCGTTGGAGATCACGCTGGAGTTGGACGGTTCCGACACGTTTGTCCTCGCCGGGGTCACGATGGACGCCGGGGAAGCCATCATCAACACGACGGCAGAGGCGGCGGGAGACTACATCTGCGTGATCGCAACGTCGGCGGTTAAGTGGAGAGTGGCCGGAAAGCAGGGCACGTGGACGCAGGCCACCCCATGAGGAAACTACTCTTCGCACTCCTGATCCTGCTGGTAGCCTCTTCCTCGTTCGCCGGGGGCGGCGCGACGATGATGATGATTGGGGGAACGGCGGCGGGGGGGTGTGTTGCCTCCTACGGCGCGGAACTCAACACAACGCAGACGGCCTCTTCCCCTGCGGGGGTGTCTGAGGCCAACGCCACGACCGGATGGGCCGCAGCAGGGACCGGCACGTTTGAATCCTCTACGACCGCGCCGAGTTTGGGCACCTATCACATCAGCGCAATCGCAAACGCTAACGGAGGGAAGGTTTCCTACGCGCTCGGCTCCCTTGGCTTGACAGGCGGGACGCTGTACAAGATAGCGTTCGGTCTTCGGCACAACGGGACCGGTGGAGCGTGGTCGTGTGGATTTGGCGCGTCAACCGATACCTACCAAATAATGAATTGGACTATAGATAATACGGCGGACGCCTATACCCATTACTCCGTATATTTCCTGTCAAATGGCACCGAGGACACGCTTGGTTGCAAGGAAGCCAGTGCGTCCGATGACGGCGGCATGTATATCGACAACGTGTCCATCAAGGCGGCAACTCCATGTTCAGGGGATGAACTTCACACCGCTGCCAACGCCGCAGCCATAGGTGCAGAGGCAAACGCCACGACCGGGTGGAGCAATATAAATACCCTAAACTCGTTCACATCGGATGGCACCGGGCCGCACGGCGGTTCATACCACATTCTCGCAAATGCAATGACAAGCTCCGCCGCGAATAACGGATTCAACATAGACCTCGCGTTCGCGCCGTTCTCCCTTCAGGACGGGACGAAATACGTGGTGCGTTTTTGGGCGCGTCATATCACGGCGGCTGAAGGGGGCGGGGACGCAGGGGATGCGTGGCAGTGCGGGCACAGCAATACAAGCACCGGCGCGGCTAACACCACGAACCATACTATGTCGTTAGCCGCGGCCACCACAACCTACGCCGAATACGGATGGGACGTAACGTACAGTTCCACTTTTAGATACTTCGTCTGCACGGAGGCCGGAGCGAACAACAACGGCGGGATTTATCTGGACGACTTCAGCGTGAAGGCGATCACGGGGGAATGATGAAGCGACTATTCACGGTCCTTGCGCTCTGCCTGTTCGCCTCCATCGCGTCCGCTGCCGATGTCTACATCACCGATGCTACCTCCGGAGGGGATACGGGGGCCGATTGCGCGAACGCCCATTCTGCATCGTGGTTTAACTCCAATGCCGTCGGGGGCAATACCTATCATCTCTGCGGCACGTTCACCGGTACGGCGGGAAGCACGAAGTTGACGCCTCCTTCGGGAACCGCCGGGAATGTCCTGACCGTCGTCTTCGAGGCCGACGGGGTACTTACGGCTCCGTATTGGGGCACGAACGGAGCGATTCAGATTTCGGGGAAGTCCTACATCACCATCGACGGGAACAACGCAGGCATCATCCAGAACACGGCAAACGGCACGGCTCTCGACAATCAGCAGGCGTCCAACGGGATCAATATATCCGCGTCCGATCACATCACAATCCAGAAACTTACCATCGACAATGTGTACCAAAACGGCGGAAGTGACCCGGCGTCCACAGACGGCGGCGGGGTGAACACGAACGATATCCTTCTCTCGGGCAGCGGGAACAATATCCTTATAGACAACAATACCCTGAAGGCGTCCCGTGCCGGAATCCGGTACGACTTCGACTCCGACACGCTCGATACGATCACCTTCTCCAATAATATAATCACCGACCACTGTTGGGGCATCGCGATGGCGTCCGGGGGGACGAATACCAACGCGACCAACGTGGTTATTTCAGGGAACGACATCTCCGAGTGGCTGAACTGGCAATGCCCCGCGAACGCGGCGTACTGCACGGACAAGACGGACAGGTACCACACGGACGGGATGATACTATACCAACCTCGTACAAACGTAGCCGCGTTCCAACCTTTAATCTTCAATAATTATATCCACGGCGATTTGGGTAAGGGTTCTCCTACCGCGTTTATCTATTGTACCTACGGAGGAGGAGCATCTGGAACCAATGGGGCTTCGTGCAGAATTTACAATAACCTTCTTGTCTATATAGACGGAGGTGTTAGTTCAACGAATCATTGGGGAATATCTACGGGGGGCAGCACAGACGGTCACTTGATTTACAATAATACTGTTGTTGGAAAATCATCATCAGTTGGCGCAGGGATGATGCTTTCTTCTACTAACACGGAAGTTAAAAACAACATCGTTGCTTCATCGAAGTACGGCATCGCCAGTTACAGCACTGCGTTCACAACCGATGGGTACACGATAGACAACAATGTTTACTACAACATAAACACCGGAACAGAGAGTTATATGTTCCATCAGGACGAATCCAGCCCAACCGCCCCCGGCGATTACTGGACGTGGGCGCAATGGCAAGCGGCGGGGTTTGATGCGACAAGCCAATACGTTGATCCGCTGTTCGTTGGCAGCGGCGACTACTCGCTTCAGGTGGGTAGTACGGCCATCGACAATGGTGCCGACCTGTCGGCGTATTTCATTACCGACTACGCCGGAAACGCCCGTCCTGCGGGCGCGGCGTTCGATATCGGAGCATATGAGTACGGTTCCGGGGATGGTACCCCCTCCGCCTTCTCCTTCGGCGCGGACGTAACCGGAGCGGAACTGTCCACGCTCACCCCCTCCCCCGACAACGTGACCGTAGCCGGGATAGACGCAGGGCAGACGCCAGCGATCACCGTAAGCGGGACTGGGTGCGAGTACAGCATTGACGGGGCGGCGTTCACCTCCGACGCGGGAACCGTGGGCCTCGATAACGTGGTGGCCCTGCACACAACGTCCTCTGCGTCCCACAACGCGACGATCACCTGCACCGTGACCATCGGCGGGGTAAGCGATTCGTGGGGGGTGACAACCAAAACGTACGCTGCAGATACGAGCCGGGCGCGGAAAAGGGCGGGCGGAAGGGGAGGGTGGAGATAGTGCTTATCGAGATGTGCGCCTACCCGGTGGGGCATGTGACAGGCGAACTGTCTTGGCGTTGCGTTGTCTGTGACGAAATTACGAGGCATGAGGAATCGACCATACTTGAACATCTCGTGAAAGAACACGGACTTAAGAAAGAACTGCTCAAGAAGGACAAGTCGGATGGGATCTTTCTATACCCGACGGGGAACGCTTAACCTATCCCCGCCTCCTTCTTCTGAAATCCCGGTTTCCCCTTGTAAACCCGCGCCTTCGGCATCAACTCCAAGTCCGCTCGGCGGGCGTCCTCTTCGTGCGGAGCGATCTTCTCCCGCACCTTCACTTCGTCGGTCAATGCCACCTGGTACTTTCCCATGTCCGGATGTTTCAGGTCGAGGACCCACACGGGCTGCTGCGACCCTGCGAACTCCGTCCGGGAGCCTAAGACCTTTCGTGCGTTCGCGTTCACTAGTACCCGTATGCGGCTTAAGTGGTTCTTCATCGCCGTGTAGGAAGCATGATTCCTCGTACACCACTCCTGCACTTTCCCACGGCTGATGAACAGGAAGTCGGTGTCGACTTCGATGCGGATGAACAACGCCCCGCGAGGACGGACAAGGCTTGTGTCGGTCTTGCCGATGATGAGCCGGTGGTCCGCGAAGTCGTCGATCATCTGGCCGAGGCTGTCAAGGGCCGTGTTGACCACTTCCTTCTTCGTGACCCGCATCTCCTTGATCGTCTCCACGACCCAAGTGAACAGCCGCTTCACGTCGAACCGGATCAACCCGAGTTTCTGAGCGCAGGCCGCGCCGTACAGCGTCACTCCGGCGATGGCGGACCAGTACCGCTCCTCGTTCTTGGCCCCCGTCTGTGCGTCGAGCAAAGTAACGATCTTGTCGATCTTCTCCTGGTGCTCGGCTTGATGGGCAACGAGGTACTTAATGTACTCTATCCCCGCGTGGCCGTAATTCTCGGTGATGACTCGATAGATCCCTGTGGCGATGTCGCGGTTAAGCTGCGTCGTCTGCGGTACGGAGAACTCAAGGACTCGGTTTAACTCGGGGGAGGCGTCCTGCTTCATGCCCGATAACTTATCGACAATAGACGAATTTGACGAAACTACTGCTAATGTTTGCCATTGATTATTAATAGTCCGTTCCGTTGCGTTCCGGTTCAGCCGCGCCTTATCCCGCCCCTGAGTAATCCTGTAAGTCAGTTCGGATAGTTCTTCCGGGTCGATGTTCGTGACCTCGTCAATGTACAGGGGCAGGTTCCCATACGCGCCTAGACGACCAATAAGTGCATTTTTCGTGTCGTCTTTGAGCATAATAAGACGGTTTGGCTCACCGTAGGTGGATGCGATCCACGTGCCTACAAGGGTCTTGCCCACGCCCGAGGCACCGAGCATTGCCACCATCGCGCCGGGGTATCCGGTGAACTTCATCAGGGGCGCGCCGAACGCCCCCGCGCAGAAGGCGAAAGCGAGAGGGAACATGTCGTCGGACTGGGCGAAAAGGGCCGTGGCGTCCACCCACGGCTTGAGATCCCCCTGCGTATGGAATGCCTCGATCGACTGCGGCACGGACTTCGCCAGAGCAACCGGCTCGGCTTCGCCGTTTGAGAGAATGACGTTCCTCCCAAGGACGAATCGCCCGTCGTCTTTCCATCCCATCTGGCAGACGAGTTGGGACATCTTCCTCGCTCGCTGGATCTTCGCAAGGTAGCTCTCAATGTACACGAGCATCGCTTTTTTTCGGTCTGCCCCAACTAATTTGACGTGATTATCAGCAAGAGCGGTCAAGCATCCCTTCGGGTCGTTCGTCAGGGACGATCTGAACTTGAACTCTTTCCACCCTTCGTGGGGCAGGAAGTGCTTCACCGTCGCCGTCTCGTAGCCGAGAGATTCGTCCCACGCAAGAGCCGTGATGTAGAGTTCGTTGTCGTAGAACTGGACAGGTTCGTCGGGGATCTTGAAGATAAGGCCATGCTCCGTAATTTCGAACCCGACAGGGAGTTCTGGTTTCTCCTCAACCGGCAGGGTTGGCTCCGCCGTCTCGTAGACCTTCCCCAACTGGATCGGAGAAGTAACGGTGTGGCTGCATCCTTCGCAGTACGTGGGGTTCAATGTGCGGAACCGAGCGCACGTTGTAGGACCGATACCGCGCTTTATAAGGTACGCGAGTTTGGTCTCCGTGGCTTCTTCCGTGTAGTCGGGGTGGTTTTTTGACCACTCATGCGCCCACTCCGTCCCCGCTTCGCAATGCCGGGCCAGCCCGATGAGGGCGTGCCAGAGCGGTTCGTCGGTCTTTGCTTGGTTCTGTACGAGGTAAGCGACCTGCGGGCACTTCTCAGCGATGCGCTCCGCGTTGCTTGGGGGACCGTCGTAGACTGGTAGAAATTCTTGGTTCAAAGACGGGGACGCCGGTGCAGGAAGGATTGCCACTTGGAATTTGGTAGCTGCTGCCTCCAATAAAGATCGGAAGGAATCGAACGATACTTCCTTCGCCGCTGCCACCAGATGAACCGGCTTCGCCTCTTCCTGCTTTTTGTTTCTCGTCCCAACAGGACGTAAGACGGAAGCGGAGTCGGCGGTCCGTGATCCGTCGGACGAGAAATCGCAAGCGATACACACCTGCTTGAGTAAGCATGCTGTCTCCTTCCAGGAAACCGGGTCGATATCTTCGTCTAAGATCCAATGGGCGTAGAGGCCGTTGCCGGAGTTGACCACGGCAGGTAGTGGAAGATTCGCATTAACGCAAAAAGATTTGAGTGCAAACGCTCCATCGCCTTGAGTGTCGTAAGGTTTCCCAACGCCGCAGTCGATGTCCAGCCAGAAAGAACGGACAGCAAGTACGTTCTCCTGACGGCGATTCTCCTTCGTCTTGAACGACACCTGCGCGAGGTAAATCTCGTGGCCCTTCTTGTCCTCCTGCAACGCATACGTTTCCGCCTCCTCGGGAAACTCGAACCAGACGTGCTGGAAGCCTTTGTCCCGCCTTTTGGCGACACAAATCCACCCTTCGTGAGGAAGCATTTGCCCGAACATGCGGGCTTACTTCATCTTTCCGGCAATTTTCAGACAGGCCTTCATCCTGTAAGGATCAGGCCGTCTCCTCCCAGTTAACCATCCGTAGTACGTGGACCTCTGGATCGGTAGCAGATTCGTAAATGCGACGATCGTCAGCCCCCGTTTTACGCGGACAGACTCTAACTTGTGGATGCCGGGCGTCTCATTGCACATGGGTAAGGCTCCTATAAATAGGGGGGAGGTTGCCCTCCCCCCGGATGTACTCTACAGCCCGAGTGCCTTCGTGATCTCGTCGTCCGACATAACAGCGGCAGAGGCCGCAGGAGCCGGTTCCGCCGGAGTAGGAGGCCGTCCGGAGCCGCGTTTGCGAGACGGAACGGGTTCAGTGACCTTCCCAGATGCGGCGAGGGTCTGAGCCGTCGTCGCCTGCGGTACTGCCGCTGCCACTGCATCCACTACTGCATCGCTTTTTGGAGGCGGCAACGCTCTGTACTCCATCGGGCAAACGATGTCCGCGACCTCCTGCGACTTGCTGACGGTAAGTAAAGCCTCCTTCGCAGATTCCGGGATGAACGCCCCGACCCGGAACTGCAACACGGAGTAGTCAGCATCCTCGTCAAAGCCGACGTAGGTGATGACGTTCCCGAGAGGCACTCCGCGATTCGTGAGGTTCTTCACGTACAGGCCGAAGTTCTTGAGACTCGCAGGCGGGATCTTGAACGAATAGACCGATCCCTTGCGGAACACGGCGAGGATTTTGCTGTCCACACACGCCTTGCCCTTGGTGGGCTGCCCCGCCGCGTTGCGACCGGAGCCAAAAGCGTTCATCGGGCAGGTGCCGCAGGTCGGGTTGACCGGCTTGTTGACGGACTTGTCGGGGGTCACGCCGTCCAAGGAGAAGCAGTCCGGGGCGGAAGGCTCCACCTGGTTCGGGTCGTATGCGGCCTCGTAGTAGACCTTGTTCAACCCCGGCTTGGCGGCGAGAATCACGATGTCCAGATACTCCCCCCCGGCGAGGTCGTTGGGTTTGAGGTTAATCTCGTCCCCGTTGCCGTCCACGATACGGAACCCGTTGCGCTTGATCCGGATTGACGGCGGGAAGCCGGTGGAGATGCCCTGTAACGCATCAGCGTTCAGCGTCTTCGCTTCGTTGATGGCGAGTGCGAAACTCGGAATGTCTTTCGGAATCTGTACCAGATCGGTGCTCATGTAGTAGACCCCCCTTGAGTTATACTTCGTTTTCGTTCCTTGCGATCGCTGAATTTGCCCACATGACGACTTCTTCCAACTTCGTCAGCGCGAGCGACTGTTCCCTGCTCGTCGGCGTGGCCCCCAAGATCAGAGCCGCGAACGCCTTCGCCATTTCTCGGATCGTTACGTACCGCTCTTGCTGGTTCCCCTTCGGCGGATGGTACGTGTACACCTTGTCTAATTCCGTTCCTTGCGCCATTTACGTGAGTCCTGCAAGAGCGTCAGAGTTTGCGTTGGGCGTTGCCCCCCGTTTCTTATTCGGCCCGCGAGGTTTCCGCGCCGCCTTCGCCGTCGGCTTGACCGGTTTCACGATCGACCGCAACGACGCGCCGAGGTCGGCATCCGGCACGATCAGCCCCGTCTGCCCCTCCATCGGGATAATGCAACGCCCACCTTCGATCAGTTCTACTTCGAATTTCATGTTCGTTTCCTCCTCTTTCGGTTAAGAGATTGGGGTTTTGTTGTTTCCGTGGTCTTCCAGTTCCCGCAAGGCGGCGCATAACGCCACAATGGGGTGTTCGTACTCTTCTCTGAAAGTTGCCTTCCTCCAGTCGCCCAAGTGATGCGTTGCCAGTGCATCCGCCGCCTCGCACGCGGCGATCATCGATCGAGCATCGTTGCGGAGGGCGGCACAGGACGGGCAATCGTGTACCTGATTATTTACGCCTTCGTTCAGGTTAACTACCGGATACCACGCCTTGACCCTATAATCCTCAATCTTCCCTTCGTCGGGCCGATCAGGATTCGGATCACGCACTACCTTCCCGTCCCAATAGACGGCATGTGTGCAACCCGGAAGGCGATCGCTATAAACGGTCAACTCTGCGGCGAGGTAGTCCGGTATCCGGCACAGGATTCCTCGATTCCCACCCTCGGTTTCCCATTTAGGTTGTCCGTCGCATAGTGCGCCTACGGCGTTGCGGGCGATCCCGCGAGATGCGAGAAAGGCAGAGATTTCGTTATCCATGAACCCACGCCGCTTCTCGGGGTGCCGGTTGCGTTCATCGTTATCAATGGCCGATCCGTCGTGCCCACAAAACTGGAACACTTCTTCGACTTCACACCCTGCGATCATGGCAGCGACATAGGCCATGCACCGAAAAGTGTCCGGCTGTTTCAACGTCTTATTAGGCCAAGTCATTTCCCTCTCCTCACGTTCACGCCTTCGACGCGAACGAAATTCACTCCCGGAGGCGGTTCGTGTGTGTAGTTCCCGTTCCGGTCCTCCTCCATGCGATCCTTCACTGCGGACTTACTTACCCTCCTTTCGAGCAAGTCCCAAGCCTCTGATTTTTTTATGAACCCGAGAAGCACGTCCCAGTCCGCGACCGTTGCCGATTCCCTGTAGGCGATGTAAGCCGTCCCATGCGCCGTCTTGACGCTCGTCACTCCATTCGCGTGCATAATCTCGCGGATCTTGTCTCCGATCGCATCTTGGAGGACGCTCAAGGCCGCTTCAGCATCTTCCGCCTCTTTCTTGATCTTCGCTTTCCGTTCCCGCAGTTCGATGTACTTGGCGGTCAGGTCGTCTACGTTCATGGCAGATCCTCCTCACCCCTCCGGATCACCAAAGCGCGGGTCCGTAAAATATCCATTGTCTTCCGACACGCCAAGGCTAAACCTTTTGCAGCGTTGGCAAGCGGATCGTACTGCTCCCCAACGGTAAACTTGCGCCCCTCGTTTATGGGCCACAACCCCCCGCCGCTATCTGGTGCCTCTCCACGAACGAACGCTTCTCGTTTTCCCACGGATAAGTATTTTCCCGCGTTCATGTCTCCTCCCTCCTTTTCAACGCCACAGAAAAACGACAGTAAACAGAATACGACATCCGGAAAGGATCAAAATCCCGAGCAGTCGAAATCTCTGGAGCGGTCCTCCAGACTACAGACGCAACCGACTCAATCCGTCGCAAAATCGTTGTGTCCACGAAAAGAACAAAGGCATAAAACAGTCCTTCGGCGTCGGATTTCCCGGCGGTACACCCCGGAAATGGAAACCGATGGTGCTCGGTCGTTGGCCCGTGCATTACGCCCGATGAGTCTATTAATTGGATCACCCCCGCCTTTTTCAATGTCTCATTCACTCCATGCATATACTCGGACAAAGCACGGCCAAGCCACTGAGCGTCGATATCCACCATATCAAAGTTGAACTCTGCCATGAGCGGGTCAAATATCTCAGGCGGTGTCTGCCACCGTTCGTGGTCGTTCGTCACTTCCGTCCCTCCTTTGCGAGTTCCAGAACCAAGTCTTGCAGTCGTCTGCGCTCCTTCAAAGTCTGGTAGAGCCTTCTTTCAACTGCCGATCCATGCAACATGATAATGTGGGCGGTCTTTACCTGTCCCGGTCTCGATATTCTTGCATTCGCTTGTAGGAACGTCTCCGTCGAGGTCACAGGCGCGGCCCAGACGATCGTCGTCGCTGCCGTGAGGGTCAACCCGTGGGCCATCGTTCCTGGGTGCGCGAGAATGACACGCGGGTTAACCCCCTCTTGGAAGTCTTTGAAGATCCTATTCCGCTTGGAAGCCGAAACAGATCCATCGACTATTTCGACTGACCAGTGGTTCTTTAATTCATCATAGAAACGGAGCAACGCACCTGTGTACGGCACAAAGACGATCACCTTCTCGTCGCATTCCTCGATCACCTCCTTCAAGACTTTCAGCCGAGGACCAAAATCCATATCCACGACCCCGCCCGCGCCGTCGTACATAATGCCGAGGCTCGCTTGGCAAAGTTTCCCGAGAAGCACCCCGGCGTTGACGGCACTTATGCTCGTGCCTTGGATCTCCGTGAAACACTGTCGTTCCATTTCCTTGTAGTGTTTCTGCTGCTGCGGCGTGAGTTCACATTCCCGCTCCTGGTAGATCGTCGGTGGCAGGTCGAGACAATCTTCAAGAGCGAATCGAATAGAAGGCTGCATCAGTTCGTATACTCGTTCAGCAGAGCCGTGTTTCGGCACCCACTTGAATTGACTGACCTGCGTCATCAGTTCGTTCTGGATGGTGCGGAAACCTTTCGTGTACCTCTCCGGCGTGAGGAGCCGGATCTGCCCGAAGCAGTCGGTCGGAGCGGTAGGCGTCGGCGTTCCTGTGAGGCCCCACGCGGAGCGGGGGATGTTCTGCCGGTTGAGAATGGCGAACATGGTCCGTG